CTCCCTAATCCGTGAGGTGTGGGAACGCTCCCTTTGGGCGTAAGCAAGAGTCGGCTTTTTTAATGCTTAAACCAAAGGAGGTCGTTATGACTCAACTCGTAACACAAGGGGATTTTCTGCACAAGGATGGCCGGTACTGGCTAACCACAGAGCAACTAGGTAAGTACCTCGGTTTTAATAATTCACATAATGGTGTTTTAAACATTCATCAGCGCAACAGCGATGAACTAAAACCATTTACCTGCACACACAAAATGAGTGTTCAGGGTGGGCAAAATCGCGACGTTCGTCTCTTTGACGAGCAGGGCTGTTACATTGTGGCCATGCTGGCGCGGACGCCGCAGGCCAAAGAGTTTCGCCGCGCCCTGGCCAGGTTCCTTTTAGAAATTCGCAGTAAAGAAAAAGAATTTGCGGAAACTTTACAGGACCTGAATAGTTTAAAGCAGCAGGTGGCCGCCATGCGCATTAAAAAGCTGTTAAGTCTTTATAAAATGACCGGCAACGAGTTTAAACGCCTGGCGGATTTAAAGAGGACGGGATTAATTACGGACCGGGAACTGGGAGTGGTTTTTAAAATGTCCCAAAATAAACTGCAAAAGCTGTTTCATCTGCAGCGGCTTGCGTTAGGGGATTTTACGGATCACCGCCCGGCAAATTTTAAACGTCTCACAACAAGGGAAGGGGCTACAAATGGAGAGTGAACTGAGCGAGGAACTGCACCTGTTATTCCTATCGATTACCGGGCTGCTGAACTATGTCCACGAGAGTTATGGCGAAATTGACCGTGGCGACGCGGTGATAATTCAATATTACCGCGTGGAAGATAAAATTGAGCAAGCCGGTCTTTTGCAACAACATTAAAAGCTACATTTTACAAGATCAATAAAACAAGGGGTTTTGCGAGGCCCGTCCTTTACAAGGACGGGCCTTTTTTGTTAGTTATGTATATAAAATGTTATTTGGCGGCGGATTATTATCTAGAAAACCAACATCTTTACATTAAACCAACATTTATAACATTTGGCAGGTGATGCGTGAAAGATAAATATGATGAAATAATCGCCCGGTACTGCAAGCTGTACGAACTGGATTTTGCGCTGATCAAAGCGGTTATCCAGGTGGAAAGCGATTATAACACAAACGCAATAAGCAGCGCCGGGGCGCGCGGTTTAATGCAGTTAATGCCGCTCACCGCCAAAGCCTTGATGCCAAAAGTTAACGAGGCACAGCTTTTTGAACCGGAGACCAACATTGCCCTGGGCACCTGGTATTTAAAACTGCAAATTTGCCAGTTCCCGGAAATAAACGATTATGATGAAAAGGTCAAATTTGCATTGGCAAGTTACAACGGCGGCCGGGGCTATGTTAACCGCGCCTTGTGGCTGGCCCGCAGACATGAAGGCAAAACGGCAATGCAGCCTGGCGCCTGGCAAACCTGGAAAGCGGCCAGGCAGGAACTGAAACGGGAAGATTGTTCCATTTTAAATAAACGGCCGGACTGGCGGCAAATGTACGAATACGTAGATAAGGTGCTTGAATGGCAGCAAAAAATAAAGTAAGTGAGGATGCTGAAAACCTGGTTGTTCTTGCGGAAATTCGCAAGGACATAAAGCGGCTTGAAGATGTGCTGCGCATGTACGCATCCCAGGCCAAAGGCGCACAGGAAGCGCTGGAATTGAAAAGCGAAAAAAGTGAAGAACGGCTTACCAAGACGTTGGAAGATCACGAAATCCGGTTGCGCGATAATAAAGACAAGATCACGAAATTTACCGGCATTGCCATCGGCGCTTATACGGCGCTGGGCGTGGTTTTTACGCTCATCAACATATTTGTACAGGCCCGGCCACAATGAGTAAATTCGAACAGTACGGACTCGCCGCTGAGGAATTGTATGTGAGGCAAAACAAAACCCTGGCGGAAATAGCCGCGATTTTACAGCTTTCCCCAATGACAATTTTGCGCTGGAAAAAAGAAGGCGCGTGGGAAGAAACGCGCAAAAAGTTCCGGGCCAGTTCGCGCGGGGCTTTGCAGGTTTTAGAAGAGGTGCTGAACAAAAAAGCCGAGGAACTGGGCGGCATGAAGCTGGAAGCTATCGACAGCAAGGTGATCGACGGCATTATGAAGCTGGTGGCCAGCGTGCGCAAATTAAAAGAGCAGGATGATATTCGTGTGCAGGCTTTGAATGTGGTTGGCGAAATGGAAAAGTTTCTGCGTAAAGCCAGCTATAAGGAAAATGAACGGCAGTTGTTTATGAAAATGATCAGTGAGTTTTTAACCTATTTAAGGGATGCAAATTAATGGTGCAGCAGGGCAACGAACAGCGGTTAATGCGCCTGGGCGCAATCGAGGAAAAGAAACGCTCTTTAGCGGTTCTGGAAATTCAAATTGAGCGCCTGGCCAAAGATATAGGTCTGGCCTTGTTTATGGATAGCGGCGTCGAGTCCATTAATTTAACCGACGCCAAAGTACATTTTGCGGACCTGGATAACAAGATGCAGAAATGGTCCGCGATTAAGGATGAATTGAAAAGGCTGGAAAATGTCTAAAAATTGGGAAGACGTTAAAAAGCTACTTGTACCGCTGGTCCCGGCAGTGGCTTATAAAATTGCGGAAAAGACCAACGGCTGGAAGACCATTTCCGGCTTGATACTTACCGGCGCAGGCGTGGGCTGTTTGTTCGTCCCTGCTCTGCAAAGCGCCGGGGCAGGCTTGTTAATAACCGGCGCGCCCATGCTGGCCACCGGCATTATTCATAAAATCATCAAATTCAAAAACAAAAAAGAGGAGAAAAGTAGTGCCCAACAAATTAACCGAACAAATAGCTGATATTGCGGCGCCGTTAGTGGCGCTAGTGCTGGCGCAAATTTTAGAGCCCGTATTCCGGGCGTTGATAAAAAAGAACCCACGCGATGGCCGGGTTTTTCTTGCCAGCTTGTACCCTGTTGTGGATGCCACCCTTGAACCATTGGCGGCCAAGACCGGAACCGGAATCGATAATTGTACAATCGATGCCTTTAAACGCTCCATTGAAAAAGTGGCCGCCGAACAAGGCATACCGCTTTCAAACCTGGATGAAGATTAACACCCCAAAAGAGCCTCGGCTGGAAGTACAAGTCCTTTGTCCCTTCTACTTGTGCATGAATAACCGGCCGGGCAGAGATTAACCACCTCCCACAGGTCCGGGGCGGTTCGGGTTCAGCCGTCCCCGGACTGTTGGAGAACAAAAAACGAGAGCAGATGCAAACAGCAATTATCATATTTTTCAACAGGTTAAAACTGGCGTTGCAATGCTTTAGCGGCGATTGCCAAATCCTTTTTAGGATTTACGATACCCAAAAGCCGGACGGCAACTGGCGCTGGGAACTAACCGCCAACGGCATAACCATGAAAGGAATTGTTAAGCATTGCACCGATGTATTGCAGACGATAAATCACAATCTACAGGTTGAAGCCCGTTCGGAAGAGGTTGTGCAGGAAGCGCGGAGAATTATCCATGCGCAGTAAATTAACGCAAAAGCAGTACGAGCTTGAAGTTCAGCGCATTATGGAACGAATGCGGGCCGAAGCGCAGCCGTTTGAAGATTTGTCCGAAACCGCCAAGCAGGAACGTAAAGACGCCTGCAAAGCGGATATGAAGCTGTTCGGCAAAACTTATTTTCCCCACTATGTTTCCAAACCCTGCGGGGACTTTCACGATGATCTGTTAAGTATGCTGGATAACCCCGGCCAGATGTGTTTCTTTGCAGGTCCCCGTGAGAGTGGAAAAACTACCTGGGATGCTCTTATTGCGGTTGTGTATTATGTGGTTTACGAGGTTAAGAATTTTATCGTTATCGTTAGCGAGAACGAGGACATTGCCGCCGATTATAACAATTTTGTCAAGCTGGAATTTGAAAACAATGAACGCCTGCGGGCGGATTTTGGCGACCTGGTTGGAACCGGGACCTGGTCTAAAGAAGACCTGGTGACCAAAAACAATCGCCGGGTTTGGTGCCGCGGCTATATGCAGCCGGTTAAGGGCCGCCGCTGGATGCAGCATCGCCCGGATTATATTGCCTGCATCGATTTAGAGAGTTTAACGACCACCAACAATCCACGTACAGTGGCCATGATGAAAAGCAAAATCTCCGGCGAAATTTACGGCGCTATGGCCGAAACCGGCACGCTGTTCATGGAAGGCCAGATCATTCGTAAAAATTGCGTACTGGCGCAGTTCATTGGCGAAAAGAATGCCGAGGGCGACCCCAAGTACAAAAGTTCGGTATGGTCCGCGCTGTATGATGATGACAGCCGCAGTTACTGGCCGGAAGGCTGGTCCGTTGCCAAGCTGCTGAACAAAAAAGAGATGATGGGTACTGTCGAGTGGAACCGCTGGATGCAGAACCGGCCCACCGATGAACAGGGAGCCTTCCGGGAAGAGTGGATTCGCTACTATCACCCGGACGAGCTGATAAGTCGCCGCCTGGTTACGGCAATGGGCGGCGATCCCAGCATGACTTCAAAAATGACCAGCGACGACAAGGCTATTCTTACGGTTAGCAAAGATGAAGAGGGCATTATTTACATTCGCAATGCCTGGATTCGCCGCTCATCGCCGGTGGCATTTATACAGGCGGTTTATAATCGTTACGAAGATATTCACGGCATTTCGCAAGTGGGCATTGAAGAGAACAGTTTAAAAGATTATTTGCGGGACAGTGTAGATAATTATGCAGCCACAAAAGGCTATCACCTGCCCTGGCGGCCGATCAACAGCAGAATGAACAAAGAAGATCGCATTATGCGGCTTTCCCCGCTGGTTGAGCGTGGCAAAATAAGGTTTGTAAAGGGAGATAGCGACCAGGATAAACTGATCGAGCAGTTGTTGTTTTTCGGCCAGCCGGGAGTTAAGGATGACGGCGCCGATGCTTTGGAAATGGCGGTGCAAATTGTTAACCGGGTTACGGACCTGGTTATGGTAGTGGATGCGGCGGACAATGATCCGCATTGGAGACAGTAGCGAGCATGAGCACATTTAAACAATACATAGCCCAAAAGGCGTTGGATGTTAGTCTGGCGCTTATGGGAGCGCGCAAACCTGCTGCCGGGCAATCTTTACAGCTTTGGCAGGATGCCGGCATACTGGGCGGCCGCAGTTATACCGGCGGCATTTCGCCGGACGCGGACCAGGGCGAACTGCTAAAAGCGTACCAGGGTTGGGTATTTGCCGCGGCTACGCTTATCGCCAGAAACGTTGCCAAAGTACCGCTGCGCCTGTATGCAACCATAAATGGGGATGACCAGGAGATTTGGGAGCATCCGCTGCTGGAATTACTGGAACGGGTGAATCCTTTAAAGACGCCTTATGAACTGTGGCAGGAAACGATTATACAACTGGAACTGTGCGGCAACGCCTACTGGTATTTAGCGCCAAACAGACTGGGTATTCCCGGCGAACTGTGGCCGATCCCGCCGGACCGGATGTCCGTTGTGCCGGATGCGCAGGTTCTGATTAAAGGCTATTTATATTCATACCAGGGCGCAACCCTGGCGTTTGACAGAAGCGAGATCATACATTTAAAGTACCCGAACCCGAACAGCATTTATTACGGCATGGGCACGTTACAGGCCGCCACGTATGAGTATGACGCGGACCTGTACATGAAGCAGTACAGCAACAATTTGTTTAAAAATGACGGCAGGCCCACCGGCGCGATCACAACCGACCAGACCCTGGATGAAGGGACAGTCCGTAAAATTCAGGCCGCATGGAAGTCCGTTTATGGCGGCGTGGATAAAGCCGGTAAAATTGCGGTACTGCAGGGCGGCACCAAATACCAGCAGCTGCAAATGGCGCCGAATGAAATGGATTTTGTAAACAGTCGCAAATATAACCGCGATGAGATACTGGGCATTTTTGGCGTCCCGGCCAGTAAATTGGGACTTGTAGAGGATGTTAACCGCGCCAATGCCGACGCCAACGATGCCACCTTCCAGTCCGAAGTTATTGAACCGCGTTTAAAAATGCTGGAAGACATATTCGCCAAACACCTCACTCCCCGTTACGACGCCCGGCTGTGGTTGCAGTTTGATAACCCGGTGCCGGAAGATCGCGAATTTGCATTAAAGCAACAGGATTTGCATTTAAAGAATTATGTCATCAGCATTGATGAAGCCAGGGAGTCCGAGGGTTACGAAGCGTCGACGTGGGGCAAGGTTCCCCTGGTGCCGTTCAACCTGGTGCCGATAGATCAGTTGAGTGGCGAATTTGGCCAGCAGCCGTATGAAGCTGTTCAGGATGAAGAGGAACCGGCGCCGGATGCAGAACCGGCAGCCGATGAAACCGAAAAGCAATCTTTGCCAGGCAAGAGAAAGTTTGTCCAGGCTAAAACTCAGGAACACCGGGACTTGCTTTGGAAACAATTTTTAAGAGTCCATGTCCCCTTGCAGGAAAAGTTTCGCAATAAACTGCGCGGCTTGTTTAAAGAACAGCGCAAAGCAGTACTGGCGAATTTGCAAAAAGCCCCGATAAAATCGTCTGGGCCCATACGCCAAAATGCGGACCCGGCGTTAGTCGATTCCATTCTGTTTAATGCCAATGAATGGATTGACAAGTTTGCCCAAACCATGTCCCCGGAATTTATGAACATTTTTACAGCCGGAGTCGATAAGGCGCTGGATGACATGGCTGCCGGTAATTACAGCTTTGATTTTCGCAATCCCAAAGTAACCAGTTATTTAAAGAACAAGACCTACAAGTTTGCCCAGGAAGTAAACAACGCGACAATGGAAAGCCTGCGCAAAGAGTTGATCACCGGCTTGAATGCGTTTGAAAATTTGGATCAAATCGCCGAACGCATAAATAAAGTGTTCGATTATTCGGATACCTGGCGCGGCCTGCGTATTGCCAGGACCGAAACCACCTGCGCCATTAACAGCGGCATGGTGCAAGCGTATGATCAATCGGGACTTGCCCAGGGCAAAGGCTGGTTAACTTCACGCGATGAAAAAGTGCGGCTGAGTCACGAAATCGACGGCCAGGAAGTAGCTGTAAATGACATGTTTAAATTAAAAAGCGGACAGTCTGTGCGCTTTCCCGGCGACCCGGATGCGCAAATTGCAGATATTATAAATTGCCGGTGTACCATGTACCCGGTGGCAAAAATGGAGAGTTAGAAATGGCGACACAATTTTCCGATCCGATTTTAGAAAATAAAAATTTAAAGCGCGTTGGCCAGGTCAGCGAGAAAAAAGAGATTAATGAGGCCGAGCGTTCGATAGTGGCTTACGGCAACACCAAAGCAGTGGATAGCTATAATGAAAGCCTGCTGCCCACCGGCTGGGTGTTCGACCGCTTTGCCAAAAATCCGGTTATGCCATGGAGCCACGATTACAGCGTGCCGCCGGTCGGCAAGGGACTCTGGTGGAAAACCGATCGCACCGGATTGCTTTTTAAAGGCCAGTTTGCCGGGACAGCTTTTGCCTCGGAAATTTGGAGTTTGTACAAGGATGATTTTTTAAAGGCGTTTAGCGTCGGTTACAATCCAATGAAAGAGGTTCGTCCTGATGAAGACCCGGAAATGTACGAACAGCTTTTGCGCGAATGGGAGATCACCGGTCGACCGCGGGTGATTGGCACCAAACAATCGTTGTGGGAAATTTCTCCGGTTGTTCTACCGGCGGACGCTGATGCCCTGGTGTGCGGCTTGAAAGAGCACCGCGTAAAAACCCCGGAGATGCTGGGACAGCTTAAAAAGCTGGCGTATGATGAAACCTGGTTCGGCAACATGGGTTCGGAACGGGAAGAACTACTGGGACTGGTGGACCGTGAATTAGCGGGCCAGCCGGATGGATTTGTCCCAACTATTTTAGCAACTATTCCCTACGCCGAACTGGCCGAACGCATCGATGACTTGCTCCACGAACAGGACGCCCTGAAAGCGCAGATCGAAGAGTTGCAAGCTGGCGGCGAAACGTTGCGCGATTGCTGGATTGCCCATGATGAGATGATTTTAAGTATTGCAAAAACTTTAAAAAAAATATTGCCCCCAAAACAGCAACCGGGGATTTCAGTCCAGCAAGCCCAGCAGTGGTTAATTGCCAACCTGCCAGGTATGGTGGATAGAGAAATCAGGAAGCTAAGCGGCAAATTAGAATAACTGAATTTGAATTTTTGAAAGGAGTTTTATAATGAAAGAACTTACAGCGGAGCAGCTCGCCATGTTATCGCCTGAGCAGCAAACCCGCTACAAACAAATGCAGGCACAAATGCAGGATTTGGAAAAGGACCTTGTCGAGGCTGCCAATTCCGAACCTGCTTTGCCGAGCAACGTTACGCCGCTGAACATGTCCCAGTTTGCGGACCTGGTCGGAGCGAAAATTCAGGATGCGCTGAAAGGTTTATCGGTAGTCGACCGTAAACACGGCTTTTTACCGAGTGACGGCAATGACGACCCGGCGAAACTGGATCGTAAGGAACAATGCGTGCGCTTTTTAAAAGCGGTTTGGGGTGGAGACAATGCTACTGCCCGTAAATTGCAAGGCGATGGTTTGTCCCAAAAAGGTTTAACCGAGGGCACAACCACTGCGGGCGGCTACCTGGTGCCGGAAGAATTCCGTAACGAAATTTTGCGTATGGCCAATCAATACGGCATTGCCCGGCGCGACTGCCGGGTTGTCCCCATGAAGCGAGATAAAATGAATTTCCCCACTGCTGGCGCTACCGGGGTAACGGTCTACTGGGTGAGCGAAGCCAATTCTATTACCGCCAGTACGCCGAATTTTGGCCGGGTAACTTTGAACACCCAAAAAGCAGCCGGGCTAACCATTCTTTCCAGCGAACTGGTCGATGACGCCGACAATGATGTTATTGGCTACCTGGCGGAATTGTTTGGCGAAGGCATTGCCTACGCCGAAGATTATCAGTGGCTGCGCGGCACAGGTTCTCCGATCACTGGTCTGTTGGGATCCAGTTCGGTAAATGTTGTAACGATGGGCGCCGGTAAAACTGGCTTTGACAAGATCGATTTTGACGAGCTTTCCCGGATGATCGATGAAGTTTCAGCTTCTGCCGAAGTAAACGCCCGGTTTTATCTGCACAAAAACATCCTGCATTATCTGCGCACCAAAAAGGATAACGAAGGTCGGTACATTTGGACTCCTCCGGCAGCCGGTATGCCCGGCACTATTTGCGGGTTCCCGTACACCGTTTCCGAAGCCATGCCCGGCAAAACCGCAACCGCGCCGGAAACCAAGTTTATCGCTTTTGGCAACGGACGTTACTCTTTATTCGGAGACCGCAAGCAGATCACTATGGACGTGAGCAAGGATGCGTATATTGATACCACCTCCCTGTTCCAAACCGATCAGCAGGCCTTACGGGTTATCGAACGGCTGGACATCCAGATCGGCATTGCCGCGGCGTATTCTGTTCTTAAAACCGCCGCAGTTTAATTGAATTTTTAATTTAAATCAGCAAAGGAGAAAATCCGTGAAATATAGCAGAATACAATTTTTAAAAATGGGCGTCATCGTCGCGGTTCTGGCGGCGTTGTGCATTGCCGTTTACGCAGGGGTTTTTACGCATACGCTCACCTTCGGCACGGTTAGCACAACCACCGCCACCATCGTCGCGGCTGGCGCCGATACCAGCGACGCGTTTACCATCACCAACGGCGTCGGGGAAAATTTTGAAAAGTTCCCGACGGCGCTGACCAGCACCTTTAAAATTGTCGAAGAGAATGACAGCACCTGGGTAAGTCGCAAATTACAGGTTTCCAACGATGGCACAAACTGGGTTCAGCATACCATTATGGATACCACCAAAGCGGCCGGCGTAATCAAATATACTTTTTCTACCGTGCCCCATTATTACTATTACCGGATTATTTATACAGGTAAAATGGCGAGCGGCGATACGCTAACGGTTGGGCCGGATGTTTGGTTTTATGACTGGTAATAAGTAGTTTTCGTTGCATCGACTGCGCCGGGAGCGGGTCCATACTGCTGCTCTCCTCCCGCTCCCCGGCGTGGTTTTTAAAAGCTGATTTATAAAAAAAGAAAATAGTTGAGACATTTTTAAAACCCTTTGTGAGAAATGGCTGTAGATCGATGATTGAGAATTTTGCTAAGAATTACACAAGAAATGAAGAATTTTTAACAAAATTCTTATGGTTTGAAGAAAATTACAAGGTCGTTATGCACCCATTAATGAAAAAATCGAACGGTAAATAAAGGTGGTATGTTTATACCACCCCGGTTTTGAGAGCGTGAGACGGGCTTTTAAAAAGGCGCTGTTTTTAGTTAAATAGATATAAAGTAAAAGGTTAAGTCAAATTTTCAATTTTTGGAGGTAAAAAATGGGAAAAGTAAGAGTGAAATTCATCGATACCGTCGCCGAACCGTTCGGCAAGTTTGCGTCCGGCAGCGAGGGAATTATTTCCGAAGCCGACGCAAAAAGGTTGGGCAACTCGGTACAGATTTTGGGTAAAGAAGAAGCGAAAAAAGATGATGGCGGCGGACCTGGTCCAGGCCCTGACGCCAACAAAAAAGCCGATCCGAAAAAAGTGGATAAAAAATAATGTCGATTATTGCCTATACTGATCTAAAAACGTTCCTGAACATTGCCACCGCGGACACGACCAATGACACGCTGCTGACGGCAATTGCGGCGCGAGCCTGCGGAATTGTGGAAGAGTATTTGTGCCGGACGGTTGAAGCCGCTACCTACACGGATGAAACACACGACGGTGGCGATGAGCTGATCATCGTTAAACACCGGCCGCTGAATTCTGTTAGCTCCATAACGGACTGGCTTTCCACCCTGGTTAGCGATCAGTATACCTTTTATGTCGATAGCGGCATCGTGCAGCTCTACGCCGGTAAATTTGCAAACAGAGCCAATGGCGTAAAAATTACCTACAACGGCGGCTGGGCGACTGTGCCAAGTACAATTAAGGAAGCCTGTAACGAAATCGGCGTGCTGCTGTATAAAGAATCCGGCGCCGGTGATGATCGCCTGGGCAAGAGCAGCATTTCCGCTCCCCAGGGCGGCGGGACGCTCAGCTACATCCGCCAGCTTTCCACATTGTTACTGGCAAGTTTGGAGCGTTATAAAGAGGTGGCTGTATGAGCGTGATTAAGGCATTCAAAAAGCAAACCGGTTGTCCGACCTCTGCAAAAACCATCATCGCCGCGTTTGAAGAAAATTTAAACGGCCCATTGCTGTGTGACAGCGGCCATTATGGCGTTCCGCAAGCGGCTTATGATATTCAGGTGTGCGATAATTTGCTGGAACAAAAACCGGAATGGCGCGAACAGTTTAACCAGGTCGGCGAGGTATTTCCCATGTGGAAGCCATTTATCGCCAAATGGCCGCTGCTGTGCAAATTAGCGGCGGGCCTGGCTAAAAACCCTACCAGCGATTTTCGCAGCCGACGCCTGATTAAAATTTTGGACAGGTTATATCACGATGGCAAACTGGCCGAAGGCTGGAAGCGGGAAAAGGCTGTGTGTCCCGGTACTGGCGGCTGGGTTATGGAATTTAAAAAAGGCAAACCATGTCCGAAATGCTAACCCACAACCTGGATGAACAGGCCGCGCAGATCAACACCATTGCCGAACGCATGAAGGCCGCCATTATCACCGGCGCCGGTGAAGCTCTGGATATAGTCGCGGTCCGCGCCCAGTTGAATATGATCAATCCCGGCGGCGAAAAGGCCCCGACCAACGCCAGCCGGTTAACCACCCGTACCGGCAGGTTAATGCGCAGTATCGCGCCGGGCGGCGGCGTATTTACGGCCGGTGGCAGTCGCGAGCAAATCCGCGAGGTTATTGTAAAAGATAGAATGGTCATAGCCGTGTTCGGCAGCAAGGTAGAATATTTACCACCCCACGAATACGGCGGCGCCATGCCGGCCAGAGAAATGACTGTAACGGATAAGATGCGCAAATTCTTTTGGGCAAAAATGTACGAAACCGGCGACGAGAAATTTAAAGGCATGGCCTTGTCGCAAAAGATCAGCATTCCCGGTTACAACATGCCGCACCGACCGGTGATCACCCCGGCCGCAAAAGAGAGTGTGCCGGATATTGAGAAATTGATGAAAGCAAAATTAGAGGCGCTGGCAGTTGATTAAAAGAAAAATAAATATTCGTTTTTCCTGCAGTAATTATGTTCATCATCAACATCGCTGGAACTGGACTGCGGTTTTGTGCGGCGATTTGCAACGGTTATTAATTTTTTTACGCATTATGAAAAAAAATAAAAGCAAAAAAATTTATGGCTGATCCAAAACGAAAAGTGATCCTGGATAACGTGGAAAGCGAACTGGAAAAGATCGAAACCACGTCCGGCTATAATTACACCGTGGCCGCGGTGACCAGGCGCATCAAGCAGTACTCCGAAGTGCGGTCGTTTCCGCACATTAACATTTTCAGCGGTCCCGGCAAAAAAGCCTGGAACACGAATACGGACATACGCGAGGAAATGCAGATCGGCGTTCAGATCATTTATAAACGCCAGAACACCCCGGCCGATTTGGATGCCCTGGCCGATGATTGCGAAAAGCTGATCCAGGATGTGGACAATGCCATGCTTGCCGACATCACCCGCGGCCATCCTGAATATGTCGAAATGACGAGTCCGGTACTGGTCGATCCCTACGTAATTTGGCAGGAGCACATTGCCATAATCGATATGGTGTACAGCGTGGCGTATTGGTATGTTAAAGGAGCAGCGTAACGTCAGATGTGAGACGTGAAACGTGAAACGAAAAAAAAAAGAGAGCAAAATGTTAGCAGCAATTATAATCGTACTTTTAATCTGCGCCGGAGCATTCTGGTTTTGCTGGTGGTTTAATAAAGCCGTTGCCGAGGTTGGCGAGTGGCAAATGCGTGAGGTGAGCGAATGACCAAAGCAGCTTTAATAATGGTGATTGTGTTTTTAACCGCCAGCTCCGTTTATTTTTATATGCAAATGTCCATCGCCTGGCAGCCGCAGCAGATCAGCTACATCGATAAAAGCATGAGCAATCAGCACGAGCCGCCCTACAAGTACCGGCCGCTGGTACCGGCTATCAGTCGGGCGCTGGATCAGGTTACCCATTCACATTTGACAACACAGGCAATCCTGGCAGTACTGGTTTTTGGATTTATGTACTATGCCTGTTACCGCTGGTTCCGCAGTTTACTTTTGGTCGACTATAAAGCCTCGCTGCTGATCATCGGCGCGCTGGTGCACATTTCCATAACTCCATACTGGGTACTGGATGATTTTTTAACGCTTGGCATTTATGCCCTGGCCATGATACTGGCGGCTAACAAGAAACCGGTCTGGATCATTGCAGCTCTGTTATTTGTCGGCATGTGGAACCGTGAGCAGATCATCTTTTTGGCATTCATGCTATGGTATGCCATGCGCTGGTGTATGCCGAATCACGCCAATTATATCAGTCACAAAAAAGTACATTTTACCGGGTTATTTTACGTGCTGGTGTGCATTGCCGGGTACGTGTTACCGCGTTTGATTTTTGGCTACGAACCGAGTCGTTTTACCCCGGCGTTGCATTTTGACCACAACACCACAAATTTTTTCAACGTCATTTTGCCGCTGTGGCTGGCGTTTTTGGTTCCGATCTGGGCGTTTGCAATTTATGGCTGTCGCGGCAAGGGTGTGCGTCGCAAGCAGATTTTGTTCCTGATGGTTATTTATACCGGACTGTTCTTTTTTAATGGCAACATGTGGGAGCTGGGCAAGTACCTGCCGGCATTGCTGTGGCTGTTGCCCCTGGCTTTAATGGAGCGGGTAAATGGAGATTAAATATATTTGGCTGGCGTTTGCCGGAATTATGCTTTTAGCAGCGCTCGGCATTCTGCTGGTAAACTGGACCTGTAAACGATTTGGAGAGCAAGAAAATGACAATGAAAATGCAAATTAAGATCACCGTGGCGGTGTTGATTGTAACCGTGTCCGGCTTGATCTGGGCGCTGTTTTTTTATACGCCGATAGGTGAATTTTAAACAAGCTGTCAGTTTTCAGCCGTCAGCTCTCAGCTTTTACTGATAACTGATAGCTGATAGCTAAGAACCGAAAATTTTAAGAAAAAAAACATGAAAAAAATTATACAAACAATTTTAATTCTGCTAATCGCCATTGGTTGCGTTCCCATCAAACCCAGCCAAACGGAGGCAGTACTGGTTTTCAATCGCCTTACGCCCGGCGGCGATCACCTGGCCCGTCTGTATATGGAATGCCTCGCGCTGCGCCCGGACCTGGTCATTATAACCTGGTCCCGGCCGGACAGCGATGTAGAGCGCTTTAGCGAACAGGTGAACGCAACTCTGTTCACAATAGCTAAACAATGCCCGGTTATAACCGCCACAATCCCGGCGCTCGTCCGGGACGATTCCACCGCGGTTGGCGCTTGTAACCTGGCTATCAAATCTGCGGCTGAAAAGACTGGCGCCCTGGTCATCGACCTGAACAAATACACAACCATATTGCAAGCCGATCCCGCCGATCTGCTCGCGGCGCTGGCGGCGGAAATGATCATCCTGGATGATCGCCATCCGCGCCGGGTGGTTTGCTTTGGCGATGCGTTTGCGCCGGGCAAAAATTTTAGCACCGGCAATTACCCTGATGCGCTTAAAAAACTGATAGCTGACAACTGATAGCTTTTTAATAAGGAGTATAATTTAATGAGTACAGGAAGCGGCGTTTTAGCCAAATGTGGAATTTCCACCCCCGCAACATGGGGAGCGGTTTGGGCGGCGGTAAGCGTGCCCCTGCCGTTCGACAGCGAGTCCATCGACCAGGCCATCGAGCAGTTAGAGGACCAGGCGCTTGAAGGCGTGGCCGGACAACGCGCCCCAGAGCAAGGTTTGATTAAAATTGCCGGCGCATTGATCGGCGATATGGATTATTACAACTGGGGATCGATGCTCAAAGCTGCATTCGGCGCCGAAGCCAGCTCCGGCGTGTTTACTTTTGCCGATGATCTGGCCGAAATTCGCCGCATCGAGTTTGAAAAAAGCGTGTCCCGCTGGCGGATCGATTCGTTCATGGTCGAACAGTGTATAATTTCCGGCGAAAAAGGCAAGGCTTTGAAAATTCAATTTGACCTGGCTGGCCGGATGCAGGCACGCAGCTCGGATGCTTTCCCCTCTATTTCACTGACGAACCGGGCGCGCATTTTATTTAGCAATAGCTCCACGAATTCCCGCATTAGAATAGCCGACCAGGTCGATGCACTAGCCAGCGGCGATGCGGTTGGCTGGGAGTCCTTTAAATTCACCATAAAAAACAACCTGAAAGCCGATGACGCCACCAACCAGCAACGCTATGCTTTACAGCCGGTGCGCAATGGATTTAGGGAGGTAAGTTTGGAGTTTAAGGATCCTCGCTACACGGCCGAAACTTACCGCGCCTGGGCCGAAGCCGGAACCTTGCTGCAAGCGGATTTGTATTTTACCAACGGAACTAAAACGTTTCTGTTGGAACTGCCGGAACTGAAATTCAAATCCGGATTAAATAACAACGTGAGCGGTCCCGGCGTTATCGTTCAGGAAGCCACGTTCGGCGCATACCGTAATTTAAACAACACGCCGATGGCGGCGATTACCAACGAAGCCAGAATTACGATAGCGTAATGGAGCCTGAATTTATGCAACTCTCTTTTATAAACGGCCAGCCGCTGGAAATTCAGGCCGCCGATGTTAGCGCCATGTACCGGCGCTTTGGCGCCACCGGCTGGACGGTTCTGCACTTAAAAAACGGCGCGCAATATTGCGTTAAAGAAACGCCGGAACGAATTCGTGAATTGATGAAAACTGATAACTGATAACTGACAGCTGATAGCTTTTTGAAAAAGGAGCAATGACATGAAATTTTTAAACATACTTTTAATCCTCATCATCGCCCTGGTCACCGGCTGCGCCGGCCAGGTCCCGGAAGGTCCCGGCGATGTGGTCATTACGCCCGGCCTTAACCCCATGACGCAGCTTTCCGGCTACCAGGTGCAGTTGTTTGCCGCGCCGGATAGCGTTGTTACCGCAGCCACCATAACGCCGGAAGCCCTTGTCTGGCTGGATTTCACGCCTCCGCTTAAATTTGCCGGTGAATTGTATGACGGTCCTGATCCGGTTAAAGTCGTGTTCATTCGCAATGACAAGGTAGCCTATACAGATACAAATGGCGTTTGGCATGGAACTGTTAACTGCATTATTTCCGCATTGCCCGGCAAATACAGTCTGGCCCTGGCGGCGGTTGGTTTGGGCGGCGCCGTGAGCGCTCCCAGTAATTTGAACTTGATCGAGGTAAAATAATGTCTACCGGTAAAGGTGCAACCGCAAAAGCGGCGTTTATTAAAGACCCGCAGGATAGCAGTTACCCATACACCAGTTGGGGCGCAAACGACATTGCCGCATTGGCGCAAATTCCGTTCCTGTCCGAATCCATCGCCCTGGTGCCCACGCACGAAGAGCAGGCCACCCTGGAAGGTAAAGCGGGACTGGTCAGCCATGATCGCATTGGCTTGCATCACGGCGGTGGATTGATCGTCCAGGGCCGTTACAATAATATCGACCGGCTTATTTGCATGGCAATGGGTTACGAGAATCCGAACACAGCCGGGGCAACTTATCACGGCAGCCCGGAAACCGTAACCGGCACCAAGTACAAACACATTTTTGAACTGGATGATATTCTCCACACCCAGGCCTGGGCGTCCGGCGAGCGACTCCCGTCAGGCTCTGGCGGCGGCACCTGGGATGCTGGCGATAAAAAGGTGCGCCGGGGAGTACTGGCTTTTGCAAAGGACGTTTCGGACTGGCGTTATAATTCCTGTATGGTTAATAAGATGACCATAAAAATAGAACCGCCCCGGGTGAGTTTCGAATTTGAAATTTTGGCGTACAGTCTGGATCGCGGTTCGTACAATAGCGGCAACTGGACCCTGGCCACGTCGCAAATCAATTTGATATTTCCGAGTCTGGTTTTTACCCTGAACGGAACCGCTCGCGGCATTTCCGGCGCCGAAGTAACGCTGGATAACCACCTATTAGCGGAAAGAGACACCGCTTCAGGATTGTACCTGGCCGAGCCAATGCGCGAAGCCAAGCGCGACACCGTTTTCGGCTTTAATTTTATGCGTTATGAAGCAGATACCGAACTGGACATCCTGGATGCCGACACGGCGAATTATTGTAGTTTTAAATGCACCTCCGGCAATTATTCCCTGGGCATTTACTTTTCGGCATTCAAATTTGAAAAGATCAGCGCGCCGGTTGCGGGACCGGGCCTTATTCGCATGGATCACACCGCCCGCGCCTACCTGCCGGCAGCAGATCAGTTTGCCAGCGAGTGGAGCAACATTTCGCTGATTCAAAATAAAGAAATGGTCGTTATGGTAGTGAATGACCATAGCGCAAATTGTTTAACGGAAAATTAGAACGTCAAACGTGAGACGTGAAACGTGAGACGAAATAACTAAACAAAGGGCAAAATGGAAAAAAATAAAGAAGGCCTAAGTTATCGCGTAGATTTTGAAAAAAAAGAAACTACCATGTTTTGGGAAGTCGAAAATTTATGCGAGGATGAAATTACAAAAGAATCCTGCCCAGGCGGGGTTGCAATTAAAATGAAATTTACCGGCGACGGTAGCGATATCAATTTTGAAAAATTGCAACAAAACGTAATAAATGTGGTATTAAACAAATTTCCCAATTTTCCGGTGATTGAAGGCCATTTTGGCAAATGTATTACTTGGGAATATTATTGCCACCAAGGTTATGATGAGGAATAATGAAAGCTGATAGCTGACAACTGACAAAAGGAGTTATTATGATATTCGGCAAAAACACAGAAATGAGCGCGGAAAATTTAAATCGCATGGTCGCCGGTGATGGGATAACCGAGGGTTTAAAAGTTTATGCGTTTACGGTATTTCGTGATGAAAAAGGGAAATACAGCATTTACGGTCCCAGTTGTCATGGAGTAAAAATTAAAATGTCCGGTGACGCCACCGCGCGGGTGATCATCCCCGGCGTAAAACCCAACGCCGATAACTGCACCTGTCTTGGCGCTTGCTGCCTGGTTGCGGACGGCATCGATGTCGCGCCTGGCGGCTGTGTTATTATTGTAAAGGCGGACTAACATGCGCTCGCAAACCAGAATTGGATTGTGGCTGATCATCGCCCGCATCTGGCTGGCCAAAGCCTTTATTAAAATTGGCACCGGCGTTGCGCGGGTTATTTACAATCCGCCGCCGCAAAAAGGTAAAAGGAGTAAATAACCAAACCGGTCATCGAGTGATTCGCTTGCTTTACCTTTGCGAATCGTATCGAGATGTGGTTTTACTGACAGCTGACAACTGATAACTTTTTAACAAGGAGAGCACAAATGCCAATTAAATTGATCGATGAAAAGGAAAGTCTGGTTTGGACTTTTCCCAAGGACAAAGAAGTAAAAATCTTTTACCGGCGGGTGCCGGATTCTTTGCGCAAACAGTGGCGCGAAGAGCTTGGCGATGCCGCCACCGCCGAATCCATTGGCGAAAAGGCTTTGGAATATGCAATAATCGGCTGGACTGGCTTTGAAGATCAGAACGGCAAACCCGTCCCGTTCAGCCTGCCGGCATTTTACCAGGTTCCCGATGGTATTTCCAAATTATTTATTGCTGTGTTATTGGACGGCACAAAAACCGAACAATCTGCGGAGGGCAAAGCCGCAAAAAACTGACCGGGTACGTCCGGAGGTGGTTACAGCTTAAAGGCTATGACTGCCGGACGTGCCAGGCTGATTACGTAAAGAACAAACAACAGCCGCCCTGCGTTAATGGCAAATGCGTATTCCGCTACCCGGTTCTAACCGGCAGCAACGCCACCGCCTGGCGGCTGTTCAGCGACGCCGCCCTGCTTTCAGGATGCGGCTTTTACAAAGAAGGAAATTTTAATATCGCGGAACAATTTTTAAAAGGCTTGGAAAAAGTGATCGAATTTCAGGACATATTGTTAACCAAAGCCGGCCGCGACCGGCTTTTTACAAACATCAAAATGATCATTGGTGTAATTAATCAGTTCAATAATGAACATGCGGATAAAACGAAGGAGTAAGTAGACGTCAGACGTCAAACGTGAGACGAGCAATCGTTTCACGTTTCACGTTTCACATCTCACACAAAGATGGCCGTTCGCGTAGAAATCCAGGTAGATGACAAAGGCAGTATAAAGATCAACGAGTTTGCCATGAAAGTAAAGCAAGCTGGCAACCAGGTTGATGATTCTGCTAAAAAAATGAATAAAGCCTGGAACATGGTACAGGGCGGCATCGGTAAGCTGCATTCCCGCATTACCGGCTTTGCCACCAGCATCCCGGCCCTGCTCGGTTTCGGCGGATTCCTGGCCGGGGCCGGTAAAGTCGTTAGCATGGCAGCCGAAGAGGAAGACGCCTTTTTACGTCTGCGCACCGCCGTAGAATTGGCGGGCGGCAATTACAAGGCCATTGTTCCGCAAATTGATAGTTACATCGCCGGTATGCAGCGCACTACGCGCTTTGGCGATGGCGACCTTGCCCCAAGCATGGCGCAAATTATTACGTTAACAGATAGAGTTGGCGCGGGATTTGAAGGTTCTGCTATTGCTGCAGATTTAGTCGCTGCAAAACTATTTAATATGGAAACAGCAAGCCATTATGTGGGTATGGCTATGACTGGTAATGTAGAATTGCTGGGCCGCTACATCCCGGAACTACGCGCCAGCAGCGGGTTGATTAAAGACAATATGTCCGCCACCGAAAAGTGGGCCATTGCCAAAGAGTTGTTAAATCGCAAATTCGGCGGCACTGCAGAAAGCGATATGGATTCGTTTAATGGCATTTTAACCAGCATGAAAAATTATATCGGCGATGTCGTCGAAAAGTTGGGCAGCTTTACCAATGTTCGCCTGGCTGAAAAATTACGCTCCTGGCGGGACGCCCTGATCGAGTTTATCGATTCCGGCAAACTGGATGAATGGGCCGAAAAAGCCGCCGATAAAGTTGAAGATGTCGTCGACAAATTGGTCGCGTTCGGCACGTGGATGTCCGAGCACACCGGATTGCTGCAAGCCCTGGCCACGGGATTTTTAGTATTCGGCGCCGCTGTTGAAACCGCCAACCTGGCCATAAACATCGGCAAGATTGTGGAATCGGTTAAACTGCTCAATGCCGCGGCCGCAAGTGGATTTTTTGCCAAGCTGGTCGGCGCTGTTGGCGTTGGTGGCGTGGCAGCGTTTGGCGCATCACTGGCTATGGCGGGTTCAATTTTATATGCTTTTAAAGAAACTGTTGATGATTATACCGAAGACCTGAACAATTCAAAAGGGGTAAAGTGGGCAAGTTATTGGCAAACAAAGGTTTTGGAAGATGAAACCGGCAAGATTACCCATATTTTAAACCAGGCCACAAACGAATGGCAAAAGCTGAATTATGTAGATATGTTTCAAAATGGCCAGCGGGTGTGGAAGGATATGGAATCAGAAATACCCCTGCAAATGTTCGATAACACTACCCAACGATGGGTAGAATTTAATGGTGATGTCGATAAATTTGTTGCGGATTTTAATAGTCAATTAGAGAAACTCGGCGACGTCCCGAATGCCACTGATCCTTTAAAAACCATTGTTACAAATACACAAAACTCTATGGGCAAAATCAAAGATTCCATGAATGGCATGGACATAAAAACCGGCTTTGAAAAGTCCTCGCCACTTATTCAGGTTAGCGGTGACGCCCGCGGCGAATTGCGCGGCATAAATGAAGAACTGGAAGGAATGCAGGATACTGCCGGTTTGGTAAATAACGAAATTGAAGGCGGATCGGCGTTTTGGGCGGATTTCCGCACCCAGGCCGAAAACGCCGGTGAAAGCATAAAAGATAATATTTCCGGTGAGCTTGCCCATGCTGTAATTCAGGGTGATAACCTCAAAGAAACATTTACCAACCTCCGGGACATGTTAGAAGAAATGGTGCTTCAGTTTGCTATAAAAGCCGCGCTAAATTTTGCTCTTCCTGGTATTGGGAGCTTTTTGGGTAGTCTTTTTCACCGCGGCGGTCTGGTCATGCACCAGGGCGGACCGGTTCCACGCTTTCACTCTGGCGGTTCGCTCATGGCCGATGAGGTTCCAGCCATTCTGCAAAAAGGCGAGGTCGTCACCCAGCGCTCAGCAGTTAACAGCGAAACCTTACCGGTACTGGCCAGCATTAACCGGACTGGACACGCTCCCCAATCCGCCAACATCAGCATCGGCGGCGATTCCATAAATATCTCCGGCGGCATGGACAGCCAAACCGTCGCCCAGGTGCGCTCCCTGGTTGCCATTAACAAACAGAACCTGGCCCGTGAAATTGAAAAACTCGTGTCCGGGCGCAGACTAAACTTTTCGGCGGCCGTATGATATTCACCAAAGGCGGAACCAGTTTAACAATGGATCGCTGTCTTTACCCGCTGTTGCGCCGGGTAGAGCTGCAACAGAATATCGGCGTCAGCGAGGATAGCATTGCGGTTGTGTACGATAACGATACAACCGAAGTGTTTATCGAATTGGATTTTAAGCATTACACCTACGCCGAACTGGACACCCTGCGCAACTTTTTCGTTAACACCGCCCGTCTGGCCCTGTACACAATAACCCTTACCCCGCCCGCCGGCGTGAACCTGGGTAATGGCGATGGCGGCGGCGTGGTTTGCCGGTACTGGAGTTCAACATTTTTGGAAATAATGAATTTTTATCAGGTATACAATTATAAAATGTTACTGCGAATTGAAAACGCCCTTGTCTACCCGGAAGGTTCCAGCTATGGCGACGACATCGATGATGTCGGTTACCTGGGAGGGCCGGTAAGTTGAAAATTCTGCCTACCGGTTGGAGCGCCGCCGTCACCGGCTCGTTCCGCTACGCCATTATGATCAAGGTCACAAGCCGCGATGGAACAATTCTGCGCTGGTCCACCAAACCCACCGCGCAAATTCCAACCTGGACCGATTCCAGCTACATTGGCGGCCGCCTGGCCAAAAACGGACTCGGTTCTGTGCGTTACGAAGCCCGGCTCGAAAGCGGCGGCGGCCTGGCGGCAATTGGCGATTTTACCTTTATCCTGCTCAATCAGGATGGTTATTGGGCTTCCACCCTGGCTAACTTGTATTTGCAGCGCGCCGAGGTCGAGGTCAAACGGTTCATACTGGATTTAAACCCGGCCACTTTTAGCGATGGCCTTACCGTATTTAAAGGCATCATTGCCAACATCGAGCGCAACCGTTACAACATCACCGTAACCTGCCAGGTCGATGAACGCGAACACACAAACATTCCCCGGACTTTAATCGAGGACAAAACCTTCCCGACTCCCGGTTATGAAATCCCGGAGAAAAGTTCCGGCAAACCGGTTCCTATTTGCTTTGGCGTGTTGGATTACGCCGAAGCCGTGTTTAATAATGCTCTCAATACCACAGTTTACGGTCCGGCCGTGGCCACCGGCGGCGCCGAAAATTACCTTGATGATTCCGCCGCAACTTTTACCGACGATATGGTCGATCAGGATATCGAGATCATTGGCGGCCTGGGCAAAGGCCAAATAGCCGCCATCAAAGAAAAAACCAGCGCCACCAGGTTAACTATTTACGACCAGTTCCAAACCAGTCCCAACGATAGCAGCGTTTATAAAATTTCCGATACGCTTTTCGAAATGGTGCTGGCCGATCACGACATTAAAGAATTTACGCCCGATAGCGACGGCGTTAAACAGTTCTGGTTTTGGGATGATAGCGCCAAAATTTATGTGCCCATGAACCCCAACGTTTTAAACACAACCTTTTCACTATCTGGGAAAGCCGGGTTCAGCTTTTTACCGGGCCTGGTTAAAAAGAACGAAATTACCTTTTTATATCCCTACCCGTTTACCCTGGTCTCCGGCAGCGGTTGGAGCAACCTGGTTAATTGTCGGGACTGGGATAATACCACCTACGCCGCTCAGGTCGTTACCGGCGGCGCGGTTAATTTTATGCTCGGCAAATTTGCAACAGATTTAAAAAATATGCTTGGCGATTGGGATACCCTGTACATATTTGCTGTTTGGCATCACGACGCTGCCGGATCCCTGGCGCAAATGACGGTCCAGGCTTTTGATGCTGCCGGTGTAGCCGTTAGTCTGCTCACCCCAACCCGAACCATAGCCGATTATTATTACAACGCCCTCATGCGCGCCGTTTATTTGCCGCCAACCGGTTTCGCCGATGGCGCCAACGCCAAACTGCATGATCTAACCAGCGAACTGGATGAAGGCGACTGGGGCACGCTTAATTTCAACCGACTGTTTAAAATCACTCTTTCCGCCCCAACCGGATCGGATTATACATTACAATTATGGGAAGCGGGTATTTGCTTTGCAAAAACTGTTGCCCTTAACGAACAAACCCGCTTTTTCGCCAGCCTTTCCGGCCGCATGTACGGTTCAGGATGGACAGGCAAAACCGCAACCGATCTGGTGGAAGGCCCTGGCGATGTGATTTCCAAGATTTTACGCGCCGATTTAGGCGTTGCCGAAGCAAATATCGCCGTCAGCAATTTATCAAATTGGAAACTGGCCTACCAGATCAAGGAATCTATAAACAGCCTGCGCGAAATTGAGGCCATTTGCAAAGAGACCTGGATGGTATATTATAAAAAATTCGATGGCACCCACATCGCCCAACTTGTTACCACCGCCATAATCCCGCCGGTAGTAACTTCCAAAACCCTCAGCAAGGCGGATGTACTCACTACCGGTGATAACCGTGAAAGCACCTTGCAGGTGGAATACACGCCCATCGAACAGGTATTTAATGAGTTTTATGTACGTTACGATAAAGACCCGGCCACCGGCGATTATCGCAAGGTTATGTTTATAAAAACGCCGTCCGCCGCAACCTGGTCTGCCGATTACAGTAATTTAGTAAGCGATGGCGAAACTTATTGGAACTATTGCCATTCAAGTTATACCAGGTATGGATTCACCGGCACCAAGGAAATTAAACTGGATCGCGTCCGCGATCCGTACACCGCCAAGCAGATACTCATAACCGCGGTGTTGTGGCATTACGCGCAGCGCCGTGTTGTGGCGTTCGAATCCGGCCTGCGCAACCTGGACCTGGAACTGCTGGACTGCATCAGCCTTTCCAGTAGTTTGGAGCCAGGTGATTTTTTAATGACTGAAATTGAAGACAACCTGAACACCAACCGGTTGTCATTACGAATGCGCGATATTACTCAAACATTAGCTATTTAAGAGGTGTGTATGAAGCGATTAATTAACTATAAACTACTGTTTGCGGGCATATTAATAGGACTGTTAATCCTGCCGGAATTTGTAATTGCGCAAACCGTGTACCGGGTGCGGATGCCTGCCAGCTCCTATTCCGCAATGCTCGTCGGCGTGGCGGCAACTTATACAGCCGGGGATAGTATTGTCGGCGTTTATAATGCCACAGTCGATGCCCACGAATTTGACGTTACCAAAACCGGCCGCTACAAACTCTATTACGACGCAGCCGGTGGCACCGCCTGGGTGTTGTGGACGTCCTGGGGCGGCACAAACGGCAAAAGACTGGAAGGCAGCGAAGACCTGGCCTGGCGGAGCCAAACTAATTTTAAATGGTTTTCAATAGCCCTGAACGATACCAGCGTTGGTGAAACCCAGGTTAAACAATCCCTTGCCGGTGGCGGTTTAAAAGGCGGCGCCGGTGTGCCTTTTAGCGTGCAGACAAACGATACAACATTAGAGGTTGTAAATGATTTGGTCCGTATTAAAAATTTAAGTCTAGGCGCAAACCAGGTTGCCTACAATTCCCTGCCGGGAACTAAATTGCAGGAAAACGCTGTTGGTGATACGCATATAGTGGATTTAAAGACCGCCGGAAAGATTAAAGACGGCGCCACCTGGCCATTCCCCAAATCGCTAAAAGATTTATCGGTCAGCGAATTTGCGGCCGGAATTGCTAAAATTGCTTATTTGATGATCGAAACCCAGTTCAACCAGTTGTATACACTTACCGGCGGCATCGATGGCGCAAATGCCGTTTTGGATTATATAAAGACAAATTTTATCGACGCCACTTTTATTCGCACCCAGTATTTTTTTTGCTCCGAAATTAACGGAGCCAAGGTCGTTACCGACATGACCACCCTGGGACTGTTTACCGCCTTCGATAAAATTTCCAACAAAAAAATCCTGATCCCGGCAGGCACGTATACCATTACCCGCCCCATTGAAATTATGGGCGATTCCATAACAACCAAAGGCGATGGCGCGGGCACAATTTTAAAAGTTAATACTTTCCTCACGGATACCACCTGGATCAAGCAGGCAAGCACGGACGGTGTAACTTATGCCGATTCGATCCAGATCACCGCCACAAGCGCAACTGCCTATTGGATTAAGGTTTATTCAACCCGGCTGGCAGATTTTACCGGCAATTTAAACAAGTACGTTATGATTCATCCCCGCAGTACCACGCATAATGCCCAGAGTTTTAATGGCTGGAAGGGCATTATTTGTCGCATTGAAAGCACAACGGCTCCGGACATTGTTAAACTGGCCGTATATAAATTTGCGCCGTACTGGTCCAGCATGTGGCTGGGCCGCGCCACCGGTGGCGTTAATAACAGCTTTGTGACCGATGCAATTCCGGTATTTATAGCCGGAACCACCGCCAACGAAGTGGATTATTTGGCAATTGAAGACCTGGTCATCGATGGCGGATGGACTACCAAAGCCCTGCCGGATACCGCGCTCACCCGCGATGATCTTTGGGATTACAGCTTGTGGGGCGCAATAAGTTTGGACGTAAAAGACGCCTATTTGAACCGGGTGATTGTTCGCAACGTCGGCGGCATGGATGGCATTAATGTGGAAGCGTCCGGGTTAAAGGTGAACAATTGTTCTTTCAACAACATCAGTGGCGCTGGCATCCACTTTGGCGGTGGCACTAACGATTTTATTTGTGAAGGATCTACCTTTTACCGTTGCCGGGAAAGTGGAATTTATGATTGCTTTGGCGACAATAGAGCGATAATTTCCACTAACATTTTTGAGGCTTGCGGAACCGGTATCGACGGCATCGGTGGGCCGGTTACAACCATCGATAACGATGTGTTAATTGAGGCTAACATTTTTAAAGATTGTTTGTACGCCGGAGTGAGCAACTACTTTGGCGGATACTCTAAACGGGTATCGGTATTGAACAACCAATTTTACAACACTCCGGGCGCTCATGCCGGAACCGCGGCCATCGACATGATCGCCGTTGCAACTGATACCACCTGGGGCGAAAACGCCATGATTAGTAATAATTTGATCGTCCAGGACTCGTCCCGGAGTTACATCCAGTACGGGATTAACATTGAGAATTTTCGCGGCGGCGTAATTTTGGGCAACCGCATTAAGAACTTTTATTTTACAGGCAGTACGGGCATCAGGTTTGAAGAGTGTACCCAACTTTCAATAAAAATGAATAATTTGGATAGTTGCTGGATGGCCATTGACGAAGAGAATAACGCCGTTGCACCGGTTCTTTATGGCTTTAATCACGTTATGGATAACGACATATTCAACTCTCCAACAGAAATAGATATGGACAGTACCAAATATGGTTCTCGACATTTTAGCTGGTCAGATTCCACCTGGCAGTACCTTATTAACGGCGTTTGGACGCCATTAACAATCAATTAAGAGGTGTATTATGCGTAAATTATTAGCTGTTTTTTTAGTGATTCTTTGCCTGGTTTTGCCGGGCATGGCCAAAAATATATTTGTCAGTCAGAGCTATGGCTTGGATACTTATTCCGGTCTGTATCCATCCGCGCCCAAATTAACCCTTGCCGGGGCGCTGGCCGTTGCCGGTGTTTTGGATATTATTTACTTTTTGGATTATTCGGAAGATTTAGCGGATGGCTCTACCCCGTATGACATTGGCGCGAAAAGCATGATCGGATTGGGTTATACCCAGTTTGATGCCAAAAATCTTACCAGTGGAGAAACAATAGTTTTTAGAGTAAATATCGGCAGCGCTTATGCTTACAACATGACGATTCAAAACATCACTTTTAAAAACAGCGACACAACCCCGGAGTTCGTGGGTGCTTTTTTTACAGATACTGGCACATTTAGTACCAGCTATCCATATAAAATTTCTATACTTAATAATATTTTTTCAAATTGTGGTTCTATTACGGGTAGCGCCGATAGATGCTTTTACTTTGCTAATGCTGGCCCATGTTGGGAATTCCGTTTTAATTATTGTTATGACAGTTTTTCGATTTTACGGGAAAACTCAGCATGTTATGCTTTATATGGGCGTTCCAAATTTCACAATAATGTTTTTGAAGGAAGTGTTGCAACACGTTATAGTGGCGTAAATATAGATAATAGTTTTTATGGCGCGGATGTTATGGATAATGCGTTTATACGTATGGCACAAGGAATTGCTGCTCACAACAGTGTGGTAGGCGATTCTGTCCGTAACCACGAAAATAATAATATTTTTTACCTTGTCACAACGCCATTGTATTTAAACAAATCAAGTAGCGCGTTGGATGCTACCGATAAAAACGGCATAAACCCATTAATAACAAATGGCCAGACTTCAAACAATTCCCCAATATTCAATCCGGATAGCGCCACAACCTGGGCAAGTTCCGGCACATACTCAAAAAGGCGTGGAATAACTCCGGAAAAAATTGGAGTGGTAGTGCAATAATGGCATTGTATAATGTATTGATTATATTGTACTTATAACATATTACCCGTAAAACATAAAAAAAAGCAAAATAAGCGGTTCGCCCCTGTTTATTTTGCTTTTTTGCTTTTATAAATTATCTGGCTTCTTTTTAAAAATTGTTTGTCCGGCTTTAGCGCTCCGTTCCATACCCGGCCTGGAAAACGTGGTAGTAACCAGACCGGGGTATGCAATTGAATATGATTATTTCCCGCCTACACAGCTTTACCCGACA